AAGTTAATGGATCAATGTATGCCATCTATACTCCTTAATTAAATGGTTGTCTTTTAATCTCTTGGAAAGTGTATGGATTATAAGTAACAAGTTCTCCAGGTTGATCATCAGTAGCTGGAATTCTTTCTACAAAAACTTTTAAACCTGGGTGAAAATAAATTCCACCAGCATTCATTTTACCATAATCAAATCTAGCATCACCACTTTTTATATCATTAGGAACTACACCTACAACTTGTGCTATAAACTCTTGACCTTCTTTTGATCTATTAGCATTCCCTTGAATTTTACTTGCAAATTCTGCCATGTTAGCCGGATATAATTGTCTTATGTTTTTACTGTATTGGTTTTTTGCTTCTTTTGTATACTCTTTATATAGTTCAAAATATTTTCTATCATCAGAAAAATCTTTTTGCATGTTACTAGTGCCTGCTTTTTTTAATCTTGCATTTCTTTCAGCTATCTGTTGGTTAAGAGATGTTGAAACAGCACTACTTGTTCTACCGGCCATAGCTGCTCGTCTCTTGTCATCTGCTGTTACAAAACTGCCATAAGCATCTGCTGCTGAATCTCCAAAACCTTTACCTGCCATTAAACCAGCGCCAAATTGACCAATAGGTAATCTTGTTTTTGGAACAGGTGCAAATTTATTCATAGCCCCTGTTATAGCTTCTACATCTGCTGCTGTTCTTTCATCGGTAAAAGGTGATGTACCTTCATTAAAACCTGTTCTATCAACAAGGCCATCCATAATCCCTTGGTTAGAAGAACCACCTCTATTAAACATTGGTCTTTTTAAAATTCTAGGCATAATTATTTCTGTGGTCCAAATATTCTACCATAAATATCAGCTCCCATCAAGCCAGCACCAAGCGCTGATTCTAATGGACTTGCTGATCTTGCGTCTGGTGATTCTGAAATCTGTACACTTCCCGCTCCTGGTGTTAAACCTGAGATACCTTGACCTAACATATTTAATCTTCTTCTAGGATCATCAACAGCCATTTGTGCCGCTTGTCTTTGTGCATCAAGCACTGCTTGATTCTGTCCTTGTTGTGCTGAACCTAATGTACCAAGACCTGCTATTTGTGATTGTGCAAAACCTTGTGCTGTGCCACCTAAACCTGATTGTAAATTAGATAAGCCCATTTGATTTTGTAAATCTTGTTGTCTTGATTGTTGTGCATTTTGAAAACCTGATTGTCTTAAACCTGATTGTAAAGTTCCTCTACCTCTATTACTTAACGCATCAAATTCTGCTTCGGCAATACCGTGACGACCACTACCAAAAGCCCCACCTGCTACTGCTTGTGCACCTAAACCTGTTCTAGATTTTGCTGCTTGTGCGTCATAGTCTGCAAGTGATGTATCTATAACTTGTTGTTGATAAGGTGACATGTAAGATTGTATTGAACCTGCGCCCGTACCTGCGCCTGTTCCAGTTAAAGCTCCCGCTGCTCCCGCTGCAGTTCCCGCACTTTGTAAATAAGGTTGATAAGCACCAAGCCCTGTTGTTGGGTCTGTTGCTTGTGCGTATGCTGCCGTTTGATAAGCGTCTTGTGCTGCAACTTGCGGTGCAAGATCAGCCATACCAGCTTTAGTAATACCAAACTGTTGTGCTTGTTGTTGTCTTTGTGAAAATTGTAAAGCACTTTCACCAGGTTGTTGTGCTGTTGCATTAGTAATTGAAGGTATACCAGCTTGTCTTGTAAGATCTGCTGCATACGTTTTACCTAACGCTTCAATATATTCTGGTGGTAAATTTCTTTGTTCTGTTATTGCCATTATGATACTCTACTTTCTAATTTTTTCATGGTGTTGTACATTTTCTGTGCTCCCTTTTGTATGCTCCCGCCGCCCGCTGCTCTAACCGCATCTGCTGTCATTACGAATTCATTCTTGGCTAACATAGCAGGTACATCATCTTTACCTTCTTGTCTACCTAAGGGTTGAAATCCACCATTCTCTCTCATATCAAATTCTGGTCCGTCCTGTGCCATTTGCATAGGTCCTGGTATTGATGGTAGTCCTGCTTGCTGGTTCTGTGCATTAGGATCCATATTACCTGAATACATAATTGGTGGTGCTCCGGCTTCCATTTGTTTAGCTTCTCCGCCTATCATGTAATTTAATCTCATAAGGCCACCCATGTTTTGATTAACCCTACCACCTTTGTTATACAATGATGGCCTATCTAATAACATTTGATCAAGTTCAGCTAAAGTTTCATTACCCGTAAGAGTAACATTTGGATGATCATATTTAAATACATTTAATAAATCGTTGTAAGAAGCTCTTCCTGCTCCTGGGTCAATAGTTCTACCGTCAGCAAAACTTCCATATTTAAGATCATCTGCTTGCATTTTAGCATATTGTTCATCATTGTAGTTATCCATTATTTGTTCGTAACTTAAACCTTGTCCAACACCTTGTTTTAAATAATCTATTTGTCCTTGTTGACCTCCCCCTATAGCACCTTGATTGGGGCCTAAGTTAAACACATCATATTGACTATATTCAGGAATTAAATCATCGCCAGACATACCTGAAGATGTTTGTTGATCTCTTATATCTTTAAGCTGAGATAAATAATCTGCTGATAATGTAGGTACAGCTGGTGTCATCTGTGCATCTAGAGTTTGAGATGTGTTTTGTCCACTAGGTCGTGCATGGACCATATTGCCACCTTCAACTCCTGAAGGTAATCCTCCAAAGTTATTTTGTTGTTCTAATTTACCTTGATAATTAATTGAACTTGGAACATACCCAGGTAATCTGGCTCTCGCTGCTTCCATTATTCCTTGATTAGTTTGTCTCTGTGCATCGTTAATTCTTTTGTTTTGTGCTGCGGTGTTAGTCATACTAATACCGCCTGTTTGATAATTTCTTCTCATAAGTCCTCCCATATTTTTATTGTTTCTTTCAACAAAAGCATCTTTTTCTGCATCACTCATTGCTGAATATTGTGGATCATAAGCAAGATAGTTATCCATGTAAGTTCTCATTTGTGTTCCAACTCTTTGTCTTCTCTCTGCCATGTAAACTGCCATATCTTCACCAGGTTCTGGTTCTGGATAATCGGCTACAAATTTTTCATAAAGATATGTGGCTGCTGATGTTACTCCACCTACTAATAATTTTTCTTTTACTGCCTGATTTAATTTTTTTCCAAAAGGAATTTTATCAAATATTTTATCTGTTGTTTTTTCCATAAAACCTTTTCCTTGATCTTCTGCAAATTTTTTTGCACCAGCATTGCCGTCAGATAAAAAATTATTTGTCTCTGTGCCTTTTGTACCTTTAAAAAATCCACCTATACTATCTTTAGTGCCTTGATTTAAAAATTCTTTATATCCACTAGCACCTGCATCTCTAAAACCTGCTGAGGTCATACCTCTATTAAAAAGTTCTCCACCTGCATAAGTTCCAACACCTTGTTTAAGTGCATCACCTATACTTCCTCTTTGATCAAATCGACCAACACCTCTCATGACACCGGCAACTGCTGGTCCATAACCTGGAATCATGGCAACAAACGGTGCAGCTTTAACTGCAATGTCTGCTAATTCATTCGGAATAATTTTTCTAACTTTTTCTTTAACCCAACTACCAAGACCATACCCTTGTCTGGCATTCATAATGCCACCATTAGCCCGTAATTGTCTTCTCATTTGAGATCTTGATATCATAATTTTTATCTATTGGTTAAAGCAGGGATTGTACCTGAGTTTATATTATTATCTCTTTTTACAAAGTAAAGCAAGTCTATGTTGTAACAGTTCTTGGTGTTACTTCCATGGCAGATAGTATTACATGAAGCCTATTTACTGCAGATGCTGATACTTTTAAAATTTCACCAGTTTCCAAAATTAAAGGATTAGTTAAAATCTCTGTTGGATCGGAAGGTTGACCTCCTCCAACAGCGCTTGGAATATCTTTTTGAAACACAAGACTAAATACAGCGCCACTTGCATTAGTTATAGTTATAGTTAATTGAGCACTATTACCACTATCATCGCTGACTAATATAGATTTTATTATAGCAGTTGTAGCTGCAGGAACCGTATATAAAGTAAGTGTTGCGTCTGATGTAATATCTAATTTTTTATTTATAAAATTGTTAGCCATTATTTACCTAAAAAGAAAACAATTGCATCACTGTCTTCTGTTTCTTCTTTTTGAAAGGTTGAATTTAATTGTTCTATTAAACCATTTAAATCTCTAATTAAAGATTCAAATGCTCTTCTATCATATTTTTCTGGTGGTTGTGTAAGTGATTGTACTATTTTTGCCATTATCTTCTACCATCTGGTTGTATGTCTAATCTAAATGTACCTAATTTCCAAAATTGATCTGTACTGGTGTTATCTATTTTTAAAGAAACAGATCTAGCCCTAGCTCGTGTATCTATTTTCTGTGTACCTGATGTCACTGTAAATGGTCCAAGTGTAGAACTTGCTGCTGTATCATTTGGAAAATCTCTTAAATTTAATGTAATTCTTGCATCTCCAGTCTGTGCTAAAAAATCTGGTATGACTCTTCTAATTTTCATCATAAACTCGCCATCACCTTGTAAACCTTGTGAACCTATATCAAAATCTCCAGATTCAATCGATGCAGCAATTGCGGAAATTGCACCTTCTTTAATTTGATTTAACCCTGTTTCATGTTCAAAATATGTTGAGGTACCATCTGTGCATCCAATCACATGATCTTTGTTTGTTGTAGCTGTTGTGCCACTTGCATCATATTCTGTTGCATGAGGCTTACCAAATACTGCAGAATCTCGCCACGCAGTTCTAGCTAATGTACCTGTAGTCCATACGGGTCGCTCGCTGCTTGAATCTAGATAATTATATGCAACCATTCTATTAACTGTGCCTGACCCAGAGTTAGGGTAGAACCACATAATCTCACCAAACAAATTATTTAAACCTGCGGTAATATGTTGTTTTGGAATTGTGTTAATATCATCAAAAACATGATCTTCAACTAAACAAGGTAAAGATTCTAGTCTACCAGAATATCTAAAGAAACCATTTTCTGACATCCAATATGCAGTACCATCAACTTCTACGGCTGCGTTTTTACCAATTAACCCACAGTTTGTACCAACTTGTTGAAATGAAAAAGTAAATGGAGGACCTACAAATCGCATAGTAAATAACGCTGTATCTGTCCAAACATAAATTGAATCTCTACCTCTTAGAGCCCCAACAATTCTTGACCCATCTGATAGTCTTTGAGTCCCTGCGGTGTTAGCAGCGGTAGGTGTGTATGTATTAATATCTTCTTGAGACGAGAATCTAATAAACATTTCATCTTGCGTAGATTTAGTTCCAATAGTTGTTTCAGTTCCAAAAAAAATTAAATGTCTATCTGGTGTAGATATAAGGCTAAACCTAGAACCTGTTGGAGCACCTGTTATAATTGTTGCTCTTGTTGTATTAGCTGTTGTTGGATCTGAATCCCATTCAAAACTTTCTCCATTAAAAATTGTAGCTATTAATTTATTACCAAAATTATCTAACGACCATAAACCAGGGTCTGTTATAACATCCCCTGATACAGCGGTGTTCCAACCAGCGTAACTTGAAGAATCTCTTACAGTGGCTCCTGATGAATGAATAGCAGCAGTTGTACCTAATGCTCCTCTTGTTAAACCCGTTAAATTATTACCACTTACACCTGTATAAATAATTATTTCTTGGCCTATAATAATTCTACCTGAAGATGGGAAAGATGATGCGCTGGCCATAGTTAGAGTTGTAACCGATGCATTAATTGATGATGATAAGGTTGATGTAAATGTTCCAGATAATGTACCACCCCATGAGCCTAGTCCCCAACCAGTAGATGCAACTTCAGCTGCAGGTCCAATTGAAAAATAATGTTTTATTCTAATACCACCAGATGTAGATGCACCAGAACCGGATTCATTAGAAGGCAGTGTAATTGTTAAAGTAGTTGTTGTTGGTATAGATGTTACTTGAAATTTTTTATCGTCAAAATTAGAAGCTGTAAAACCAGAATTAGTAATAGATGAAAAATTATCCAATAAAATAATATCACCTTTATTTATATTATGTGGTGATGCAAAAGTTATTGTAATTGCAGCTGAACCATTAGTTGAACTAAAAGCACTTGTTAAAGTTGTTGTGCTTTTAAGAGGAGTAATATCGTAGAAAATACCACCAGAGTATGCATATAAAATTCTGTTAGTTCCTAAAATTG